CATTGAGTTTGATGATGTCAAAACCGTTGACAGGAGAACTACAGACGGTACGAGCAATGTCAAAGTACCAGAATTTTGAGCGCTCACCGATTGCGGAATATGAGAGTGTTCAGAAGGCGCGAACGTTGTCGGCTTATTATCGATAGTAGACCAGTCCTGATTGTGAGATGACGGAGGAAAACTAGAAGGAACACCCTCAATATCATCCCAGTTCGTGACATATTCAGGAAAAGTCACCCACATCCTACCAGCACCATCAACAGTAACATTGCCACCATTTCGCACATGGCCGGCGGTGGCGCCTCCAATTATAGCGGCATGAGCCGATAACATTGCCAAAAGACCAGGCTCTGTAATTGGTGCAATAGTTGGCAATGTATCAACAGAGGTTGCCGGAGTGGAATCGGGCATAAGCAACACCATTCCAGGAGTGAGCACTTCGGTTAAGCTAATGCCGTTTAACAAGGCAATATCAACAGCATAGAACGCAGAACCTAAGTGCTCAATGGCAACATCGATCAACGATTGATTATTTTTAACTATTACTTCCATATTAGAATGGCCGTTTTGATTTGAATTTTATGATAATGTAAATAATAGCGATAAGGAGCAAAATGGATAATATCCGGCCTAGCCAAATTTGAAACCACTGCCAGCCGGTGAGCACATTTACCTCTTTTACGTCATTTTTTAGCTCCGATTTGCTCGTAAAAGTGTAACGATCTCTCAATTTTGCATAAATAGCCATAGAATCTACGGGCATAACTACTTTTAATATATTATCGGAAATATCGATCGTGGGATCCTGCGAATTCAAAGCGCCCTCGAGGGCTAAGATTCTGGATACATAAACATTTCCAAGGCTGTCGCATCTTAGCATCGCCAGTACCATTCCGGTGTCAGCTTTGGTATAAAACACCGTGTCCCGTATCGTTTCGGCGACGCTTGTATTTGTATTTGACACCGTGCTTTGAGCGCACGGATACCGATCGTTGCAGCGTTGTTTTGTAACGCAGCTAGATACTGTCAGAAGGAGCAACGCTGCGAACAGCAGCCTGATATACTTTTTCATATTTCTTAGGTAAATTTGGTTTTTTGTAAATATTCTGTTCTGGGAATCCGTGCCGGCGGAGCCATATAGGCACATCAAAAGACGGGCAGGCCTTTCTGACTCCTGGTAATTGGTTGTGCCCGATAATCCACGCCCTTGGATGCAGTTGTAAGAAGTGGTACAAATAAACGGCAAGCGCCGAGTCCTGGGCAGGCGTCAAGGTGTTTTTTGGTGCTGTATAGCTCCGGTTCATACCGCCGACATAACACACATTCCTGGCAATGTAATTATACTCGCAAGCGCCATAACTCACCTCTTTTAATGACTGGATTGAATCCTCGTTGTACTTTACCGTGTTCACTATTTTTCCAGACAACTCAATGATGTCATTGTAGCCGCATTTACTCCATCCTTTGCCCCCTTTGGCTCTCGGACGTGTGAAATAGTCCACCAGCTGATAGGCTTTTACATCGCGCCCCTCCGGATCCGCAGACGTGTGAACGATAACGGCCTGCAGTTCGTGAGATCGCAGGTTGATCGGTTTCGGTTGCTGTGTCACCAGCACCCCAACGGCACCGGTGGCAGCAATAACAACGGCTCCGGCTATTGATTTACTCCTTGTTTCCATTCTTTTTCTGTTTTGGTTCAATTTTCAATGCTTTGCGAATCTTCTTTGCAATCCATTCTGCTAGGATCTTCCCAACAATGCCCGCAATACCTCCGATTACTCCATATATAAATACTTCGACCATCGACTGTATTTGTACCTGTTGGATAAATAGTGAGATCATGCCCATGACATATCCACCAGCGCCCGCTGTTACGTTGTTACTCATTATATACTGCCTCCAATTTAAATGACGTTGACGTGATTTTCAATTCCTTTATTTTTTGGCCATCGGCTTCGATTTGCTTGGTGATCTTGCGGGTCCACTCATCGATATCATTGTCGTTGGTCAGTCCGGCAATCCCACATCCAACAGCTGGATTCTCTCTGAGCTCTCCCGATTCAAGTTCAAGAATCAATGCTTGATTTTGTGCTGTCACATCACCAATAGTGACGCCCTGTGTGATTAAGCCATTAACATCTCGTAGCACCGCTAATGAAAGCGCATAGGCTCCGGCTTCGTTTTTCATCAATTGAATTCCTTTTCTCATCAGTGTTTAATTTTTGTGTCTTCAAAATTTGATGCTACCGGCGCTGGAGTTGTGGGTGTGAATGCCATTCCCAGCGGGGCGCCATTGCCGGCCACCGGATATGTAGATAATAGGCTTTGTAATGTGGTTAGGTCACTTTGCACCTTTTGCATCCACGATACCATTTTATCCACTTTCACCAACCCGAGCGACCCGTTGTTGAATTTCACCACGTTACCGTCCACAAGTATTTCCGTCCCACCAATTTTAATGGTGATGCTTTCCGGCTCCGAGTATTCAATCACTATCAGAGTTCTGTATTGGCCACCAGTGGTATCAGCAATAAGCACATGGCTGCCAACTTTTGGTTTTATAATGATTTGGTCTGTTTCGGTATTAATCACCGACTTCAAACGAACATCAGATATTTCCAAATCACCAAGCAACACCGTGCATGTATTCCCTTCAACAGATTTCACTTCGGCGGTAAAAAGAATAGATCGCACATTCCCAGTGCCGGCAATCTCTTTGAGCTTTTGTGCTATTTTTCCGTAAATATCCATTATCCAACCTTTTTACCAATGGTTACAATGCGCTCTCCTCCTGACTTGGAAAACTTAGTCTCTGTGGCAATCACATAGTAAATGCCGTTTTTATTTGGGTAGTCTCTATCTTGAACCTTTACTTTAAATGCAGGCTCACAATAAGGGATTAGCCACCCGGTAAAATTGCCTTCATAACCAGTGTAAACAACCGATTGAAGCTCCTGCTCTCCTCTTTTCTTGAGTGCTGCCTCATCGGTAACCCCAAAGACTTTTATACATCGTTTTTCACCTCCGGTCTTACCGATAAGTGTTTTTATTCTTTTACCATTGGGGCTTACACCCTCAACTTCTACCTGATATTTACGTTTATCGGCTGTTTTATACTTCAAATCTGATTTCTCGATATTCACCGCAAAATCAAACACAACCGATTCCGAATTAGTGATCTTGGAATATTGCGGATGCACATGGAGAACTTTGTCCACAAAATAAATATTTGCTTTAGTCTCTTCCTGGACCTTTTTCAACACATCAATTCCCTCAGCATCCTGAATCACAAATTTATCATACTTAAAATCATAATTGCAATCCACGCTAAACGATGGATCTATTTCTGATATGATGTGTTTGAGTAGGTCAACAACTTTTATATTTTTAAGTGATGTGTTTTTTAATGCTTTTCGGAACAAATAAAGACTATCCTCGCATTCAATTGTGATATTTGCACCAACGTTTGAAATTGAGTTTAAAAAGCCTTTAAACTCAATTTTATTATCATTTCCATAACCCAAGCTTATTTCAATAGCATCGCCTTCCTTAATCAAATTTTCGATTTCTAAGGCCTTATTCATCGAAGTACCAGGAATAACAATAATAGCAGTATCAGAAAGTGTTTCCACCGACTTCTTAATATTGATATTATCAATCACTTTCAATCGATAATCACCAATTTTAACCCAATATGTCATTACGCCCAGGTACATTATTTGTCCTCCTTAATTAGTAATGAAAAAGTATCGTCCGAATAAGCCTTGATGTTGAACATCTGATTGCTCATCCCGTTGGTTTTTGGCCACTCGCAACTCTCAATCACGATTTTTGAAATTTCGAAAATGGCAAATAGCTTAGATCTTACCTCGAGCGTTTTACGAGCTTCAAAATAGTTTCTTAATTTTCGTAGGTCAGCTTCAGGAAGTTCATCTGTTTGTTTATTTATAAATATCCCATTAATGCCGATATCATAATCATCCTGACTCCATGTCTCTTTAATGGAACCTCGTTGGCTTTCGGGATATAACGCTTTAGAAACATTTCGGCGCACAATGTTATTTTTGCCAGATATCGATATCAACGGCTCAATGGGTAATTCCCACCATGTACTTTCATCTTCCCATTTAATTGCCAACGGGCACGCACAAGGCATCTGCAACAGATCGCTTTGTCTGTAATTGCTGTCATTGGTGATTTTAACCACTTGTGAGTGATTTAACCAATACGGAGGCAATTGGAATGCAAGAGCTGGGTTATAACTGAATTCTATCATGATACTGAACTTTGAGCCATGTTTAATACTTGAAATAATTGCTGGGCGATATCGCGAATAAACTCATCTTTATTTTCGCCGGTGCCTCCATGGTACACTATATTCTCTACCAATTGCTTGAAGTTGATATTGATATTTGTGTTTCGTTGTCCGCCAGTGGCGATTGCTTCGGTTGAAGCTTTACCAGTTGCTCCAGCACCGGCACCAGCGCCGCCCGTTTTTGGGTCCTGAATTCCTATCTTTTTCTTTATTTCATTTTTAACGTCGCCAAAAGATTTACCATTAGATTTTACCTGCCAAACATCTGTCTGTTTGATCTCTTTTTTCATGTCGTCGATCTTGCCTTTAGCGGCGGCAATTTCTTTGGCACGTTCGTCGCGATCGGATTGCAATTTGGCAAGCCCGGCATCGGCACCTTCAGAGTCCCAAAGCCCCTTGAGTCTATACCAACCTTTTTCGATAACTTCCAACCCCGTCAAGAAAACATCTTTGAAGATTAGCCAATCGAGTTTGAAGCCCTCCAAAAATACGTTCAATCCGAGCTTCATTACTTTCATCAGGTTCGTCCATGTGGCTCCCCAGCCTTCTGTGGTCATTGCCACGTATGCAATTATTGCAATCAGCGCCACAATGGCGATAATAACCAAGCCCACAGGATTCATTGTCAGCGCTGCATTTAGTAGCCATTGCGCGCCGGTCCATATTGCTGTAGCGGCTGCCACAAATCCGCTCGCTATTGCAGAGGCATTGGATACAATTGTGTAGGCCGTAATTGCGGCAATGATACCCCACACCAGGGGATTACCCGTCTGCAACTGGCTAAAAAACCATCCTAGTGCAGAGACTAAAGGAGTTATCACATAACTCACACCTTTAAAAACAGGGTATAAAACAGAAATCATCAGCCCGCCAAATTTGACAATTAAGCCCTGAATTTGACTCCACATAAGTTTCATTTTCTGCATGGGGTTCATGCTTAAGCCAAATGCTTTTTGCGTTTCGCCTTGTGAATTGGCAACATCGCGGAGCGTTTCGCTTAGCTTTTGCCCGTCGGACGAAAGAATCATAAAGGCCTGTTTAGCCTGCGCGTCTTTCAGTCCAATTTTTTCGAGGAACGCCGATTTTCCCTTATCGTTATTTCCAAATGAATCTAATTTCTTTTGCAGGTCTCCGAAAATGGATCCCATGTCTTTCATGGCTCCGTTTTTATCGAAGACTTTTACTCCGGATTTTTCCAAACCTCCAGTTATTTCACTCTTACCCAACGCCGTGAACGCATTTTGGATAAGCATTGCGGAAGATTCGGCGCTTTGGCCTTTTGCGGTCATATATGCAAATAGACCGGTGGCCTCTTTAAAGCCAACGCCCAGCGCCTTTCCAGATGCTACGAGACCAGGAACATAGTTTGCAAAATCTTTGAACTCACCAGCCCCGACTCTTTTGGCGGCAAACATGGTGTCAAGCACCTCCTGCGCGGTAGTGTTTTGAGCTCCAACAACAGAAAGTGTTTGCGCCAGGGCGTCTGCAACAACTGCTTGATCTGTGAAACCTGCTTTTGCTCCCATGAGCGCAGATTTTAAGATATCTTGAGATAATGTAACATCGCCCGTTTGTGACAATATTTTTTCAAAGGCCTCGGGTACCGTGTTTAAATCGGCACCTGCGTCAACTCCTAAATTTATAAGCTTTTGTTTTAAGTTTTCAAGCTCCGGCTGTGAAAGTTGCGCCGTGGTGTTAATCTTTGCCATCCCCTCGTCGAAGTTAAGCGCCATTTTACCGGCGTATGCCATTCCGGCGCTGGCGGCAACAAGTGGATTAGTTATAAGGTTAGAAAAGGGAATGTCGCTAATTGCGCTCTTCATGTTTTTCTTAAAAGTATTCCCCTGGATGGTATCAAGCTTGGTGATCTCTTTTTCCAGCTTGGCAATTTCTTGATTGTATTTTTTTATGTCGGCCATATTTTTAGCCGGGATCCAATCCTTTTCGGATCGCAATAGTGCCAATTTTTCACGCAGGGAACCAACGGAACCGCCCATGTCGTTCATCAGTTGCGAAGTCCGTTGAGACTGTTGTTGCAACTTACTGAACTTCGTCAACGCATTGTCAGAACTGATACCTATCCGCTGTAATTTGGATGATATCTGATCTTGGAGGCTTAGCGTGTATGTTAATATATCCGACATTGGTTCATTGTTTGAGAAAAAAAAGAGGCTTCAACACGAAGCCTCTTTTTATGATTTATTGGCTTCTTTTTCTTTGGTGCGAATCCATTCAAGCTCAGCAATTCGCATTGCCCAGTCCTGGGTGCTTAGGTCTTCCGGATTTGGTATGTGCATATAGTAGCGCAATTGAGCGTCCCATATACGGATATACTGATCATCAAATACCTTAGCTCCCGTTAGAGCTTTTCCAGCTCACATTCCTCCACCGCTATCAATTCGGCCAATTTGCCCGAAACAGAGATGAACAATGTGTCGTCTGTTTGAATTTCTTCATCTCCCGCCAACCAGCAATCTTTTAAGATTACTTCGTTGAATTTTAATGGGTTGTCTTTCCCTGCCACTGATGCGTAGCCTAACCCTTTTCTCGATGGTCTTTTCAAATATGCGGCCTTATCAGCGACAGTAATTCTGTGGATTACACCGTGTTGTTTTTTCCACGCTTCTATTTGTTCTAGTGTTGCCTTGTACATGTTATTTTTGATATTAATTGGTTTCTCAATAAACTCAGCTAAGCCCATCGGCTTAGCTGAGTGCTTTTATTCTGTGATCGGTTAAACTGCTTGTTTTTCGATATTAAGGCAGATAAATGGAAGTTTTACATCCATAAATTTATCGCCTTGTTTCAATTCTTTTGACTCTTCAGTAAACTGAATTCCAAAAAGTTTGTCAGTAATTAGGACATCTCCAAGCGATGGATTTCCATAAGAAAAAACACCATTCAAATTCAGATTCAGGATAGATCCTGCGCCCAGTGCCGTGAGTGTTTCAAGCTCGCTTTGGGTTACTGTAATTTCACCTTCGTGCGCTTTGTTTCCTTTTTGAATAGAAATAGGATTATGACCTTTGCCATAAAGTGGCTCCTTTTCTTGTTTTGTGGAGTACTTTGCTCCACGAATACCGGTTACATCTCTTCCACCAAGAATCAGTGTAAGGTCTGCAAATTCGTATTCTCTACCGTTTACGTTTGCCATGTGCTATTTTGTTAAAGTTTGAAAGCCTAAATGCACGTCGATATATTTTGCATAGCCATAAGGCTTAATTTGGAGCGTCATCTCGAACTTGTTAGTTGCGACGATGTTTTGGTTGTATGAAATATAGCATTTCACGCCAGTATCTGTGCTATCTGTTGGATCAACACCAAGATTCCCCTCAGCGGTCATACTGTTCACAATTGCGGTAACCACATCCGATTCCCAACTCTTACACATTGCAGGCACCAAGGTGCCATCATTCATCACTGGGATTTCGTCCGCAATCTTTTCGAGCATGGTATCGTATGCAATTCGATAAGCCTTATCGATGCTCCTACGACGTGCTAGGCTCCGATAATCGTCAGCCACTTTGGTAGCTAAGCTATCATCGGCAAAGAAGTACCCACTCCGGCCAATGAATGTACGGAAGGTAATAAACCCGGCATCGTTGATCGTAATCACGTCGGCGTCTTCAATTCTTGCCGTCAGCACGTATGCGTTGAGAACGTTCAAGGCGCCGTCTTTTACACGTCCAATATGCCGTTGTACCGGAATTTTTGCAATTCTACCAAGCAGGAGTCCAACGGCGGCTCCTTTGGATCCGGATACGGTATCACCGATCATAATGCCTACACGGTTGTAGCTGAAAGTGGTTAGCGCTGTTAACGCTGACGCCGTTGTATATTCACGGCCTTCAATCAATATTGTAACAGGCGCAAAATAGGTGTCGGTTGCCCATACGGCCAAAGCCTGTGCTTTAAGAGCGGCTGCATACACGTCTTTATCCAACCCGTTTTCAATTGTAGCCGTATATCCGGCGGCCGGATTAAAGGCAATTGCAAGCACATTGATTTCTCCGTGTGCTTTCGTGATCAGTGATTTAGCGTTTGTTTGTGCCACGTCTGCCAAATCGGAAAGTATTTCGGTGTTAACAACACCCATCAGCCACAATTTGCTACCTTCCGGAGCTTCCGCATAAAACTCACTAACGTGTTTGTAAATGAACGCATTTGCATCGGCTGGATCAGAAGTTATTCCAAGTGGAGCAAGATCGGCCAGCTTATAAATTGGGTAGGCATTTCCGAGGACGAATGTAGTTCCAACAGTTGCGCCGGTAATACATAGTCCCACTATTTTGTCCGTTCCAACGGCTACGCTTCCAAGTGCGCCATTTGTAAAGTCTATTTTAACTCGTGGTAAAGCCATTAGTTTTGTTTTTTGATTGTTTCAATTTCTTTATTCTCGAGACTTACTGCATGGTTGCTGGCATCATTTGGAGTAAAAAACGCTGTGCCGTCGGCAGTAAAATGGAACTCTTTTGTTCCAGGATAAACTCCAAAAAGTTGATCGGCTTTTTTCTCATTGTCCGACTTCTCTGTTTTGTGCTTTTCAATAGAAATAACACCAGGTGTTTCTTCAACCATTTTAACCTTTTCAATTTTCGGAGCGTTGTCGCTCACTTTAATTGGGCTTACTTCGGCTGATGCAGGAGCCCCTTTCGGAGCTCCTTTCACATCTTTCTTTTTAGATGGCGTACTCATTAGTTACCGGATGTTTGGGTTAAAGCAATAGTAGCCGTTTTGGTTGGGTCAGCAGTCACGGTAATAGTTACAGATCCTGTGCGTTGAGCTCCTGTGTTAGCAGCTGCGGTTACAGTGATAGCATTACCAACTGTAGCTTTGGTGAATCCGGTTCCGGTAATTTCAACAGTGAATGCACTGGATGCAGTTACAGCGGCAACAATTGCTTCACCGGCAGCATCAAAGGTCATAGCAGTTGGAGCAACAGTTACAGACTCAACAGCAGGGACAGCTGGCTTACTTGAAACGATGGCGCCAATGGCTTCATTTTTCAACGGCAAGCAAATGCTATAGTGGCGGAAGTTCACCAAGTTTTGTTGATTTTGAGTGTCTTGTTTCGCTTCGCTCATGTAAGTCTTGGTTGTTCCGTTAGCCTTCATCATACGAGGTGCATAGAATGCCACAGATGCTTGACGCTCGTTAGCGGTAGCCACGGCACCAAATGCAATCTTAGCAAGTGTGCTAACTGTGTAGTAAGGGCTTTCGGTGTATTCGTACACTTCGAATCCGTAAAGATTAGAGATTTTACCAGTGGTGTAGTTGTGGTATTGATCAGCAAACTTTTGATCGGTATTCAAGAGGTCGTTCACGTGATCGTTGCATAATACTAACATACGGCCAGCAACAGGAATCTTTGCATCATCAAATTTCTTTTTCAAAGCAATGATGTCCGCACGGGTAATTACTTTTCTCGTTCCAGTCTCATCAGTTGCGCCACTTGTAAGCAATACAGGTGTTGCTGTTGTGTTTCCAGCAGGAGCAATTGAGTGGATGGCTTTTGCATACTTTTTCTCGTCAATAGACTCACGGTGACGCTCAATTACACTACCTATTTTGTCATAAGTAATGGATTGAAGTTCATCATCAGTGATTGCAGTTGCTTTTGTTTGATATTTGTCTAAAGAGATAGGTTTGTCTGCATCTGCCAATGTTTCAATTCCTAAAGGATAAGTTGTGTTGTTGATTAAAACAGTTGGATCACCACCAATATTTACGAAGTGGATCACTTCATTTTCGGCATACTGATCGTAACTTTTGATCTTTGCATACCAACCAACAGATTCGGCTGCGGTTCTAAATGCTTTAGTCATGAAACCAGTCCATACTTCTGCATAAATACCAGCTCCAAACGAACCAGCTGGGATCATTGATGGAAATGCCATACCAGCAACATTTAATGCAACGGCACCAATTGCAGGGGCAACCCCGAAGGTTGCGGCACCAAGGCCGCCAATAAAGCAATTAACAATAATTGCAAACGTAAATAACAAGAATTTTTTCATTGTCTTTGTGTGTGTGTGTTAAAATTTGTGTTTGATTAAATGATTTCCGGCTTAAAGCCAAATTCGGCTTCGAACAACTTGACATAGCCTGGCATGTCAGTACTTCTGAGTATGACCAACTCTTCAGAGTTCAACTCAGAAAACTTTTTACCGGCAGGAGCACCACCAGCGCCTTGATTCAACAAGTCGGTTGGTTTCACCGCTGGTTGTAGAGCGGATAAGGTTACTTTAAGCGACTCAAGGCCTACTTTTTCTCCTAAAGAGATAAAGTGGGCTTTTTGGTCAGCAGATAATTTTTTGGCAACGATCGCATCGTTAACGGCGCCTTCAATTGCAGTTTTTTCAGCAGCCTTTTGAGAGTCCTTTAAGGTCTGAATTTCCGAATCCTTTAGCGCAACTTGTGCTGATTTTTCGTTAAGCTCCGAAATCTTATTCAAAATTTCGGCTTCGGTTGCCGTTTCAGGCAATCCCAATTTCAAAGCGAATAACTTCATGTTTTGATTGTTTGATTGATTTTTACTTTCTATTTCTGTGTGTGTGTTTTCAGAAAGCATGGTGGGCAACGATGTGCTATCGTCATCGGCAAGTTCGATAATCTCACCTTTGTCGTTGTACAGGGCGATGGCATTCTTGTTAGAGCCAATATCGGTGATACTAACCTCTTTCAGCTTACATTTTGATACC